GAATCGTGCTGTAAACTGCTCCCGGTGCCGCCGACAGCTTGTACCACATCCCCTCGGTGAGCATCTTGACCTGTCCGACAAACGGCAGAAACAGTTCACCCTTGTAAGCATTAAATAGCACACTGTGAATCGTGCTGTAAACCGTCCCTGGTGCCGCCGACAGCTTGTACCACATCCCTTCGGTGAGCGTCTTTACCTGTCCGACAAACGGCAGAAACAGTTCACCCTTGTAAGCATTAAATAGCACACTGTGAATGGTATTGTAAACTGCTCCCGGCGCCGCAGACAGCTTGTACCACATCCCTTCGGTAAGCAGCTTAACTTCGTTCACAAACGGCACGAAAAGCTCACCCTTATAGGCACTGAACAGCACCCCGTGAATTGTGGCGTAGACACTCCCCGGTGCCGCAGCAATCCCCGGCCAGAGTTGCTTTTTCGCAGCCAGTACTATTCCATCGAATGCACTGTCACTCTTGCCAAAAAAGAGCCCCTTCAGCCAGTCGAGTGCCTTTGTAATAAGCGGGCTGATAATCTGTTTCATCGTCTCCATTGCTGCGATCTCGGCAAGCATCTTCCACCAGCTCTCTTTGATGCTTTTCACCAAGTTTGTGATGGTGAACCCGCCGGTCCGGAAAAACATCTCGAAGTCCTTCGTCAATCCCTGCTCGATCGAAAGTCCCATGTGTGCCACCGCATCCTCAACCTGAGCCGTAAATGATGGAATCGATTTAATGTATTTCTCCCATCCCCGCTTGAATCCTTCCTCGATATGCACCGCTGCGTTTTTGATCGCCTCCCAGAATCTCGATCCCGGACCCAGTTTATCTGCTGTTGTATCAGCAGCATCTTCGACCGCAGGCGGTATGGTCTCAAGCGTATTTTCCACCGCTTTCCCCTGTGCGTTGTATTTTGTGGTGATCTCATCAATTCTTTCGCCATAGTGAATAAATGTGGGATTGGCTATCTCTAATGCGGTTTTTAATCCTTCGCCAACAGTCTTCATGTTGCCCACTAAATCATACATTCCTTTTTTGATACGATTCCCGCCGTCTTTAAATGCAAATCCAACTGCTTTATTTGCAGCAGTCCATACTTCTTCCATTTTCAGGGCTGGCTCCACCGTGATCGGTGTCCAGTCTATCTCAGGAATCTCAAGTCCAAGTTTTTTAAATACCCATCTGAATGGTTCTATGAGCAGATTTGCCGCGTCAACAAACTCCTGCCCTAACCAGTTGGTAAAATGACCAAATAATTCTTTCATCTGGCTGATCACAACCGAAAGCGGTGCGACAAGCGGCAGCCAGATTACTCCTGCTATATTTAATATTGCTATAAGAACCTCACTGGCAAATAGAGACAAAGCTCCGAACGCAACAGCCAGCGATTGACCGAACATAACTGCAAATGCCTTAAATGTATTCCAGTCCGTGAACAAATTTACCAATGCCGTTTTAACATCTCCGGCAAACATTGTGAGGATCTCCCATGCCATCTTCAGCATTCCCGGCAGCCCGCCGACCGTCTCGATCCACTTAGCTGTCCCTTTAATTACTGGGTTAAGTCCTTCGCTGATAAATTTTTTCATCCCGCCTAACACGCTGTTCTCGCCGCCGGTCACCAATGCAATTCCCACCCCCTCTAAACTCGACCTAAGGATAGTGAACGCACCCTTGAGGTTATTTAACTTCACATCCGCCATTTCTTGTGCAGTATCTCCGACATTTTCTAACTGTGTTTTAAATCCTTTTAAATTCTCTGTTCCACCGGTGATAAGGGATGAAATTCCTGCCGTTGCTCTACGTCCGAATATCGTACTCAGAGCACCTAATCCTTCTGCAGTTTTTATAATTGCCGGATCGACCTGTCCCAGCATTTCATCAAGTGTTAATATTTTCCCTGCACTGTCTGCAACCGATACACCTAATATTTCCATCGCTTTCGCTGCTTCACCGGAAGGAGCAACGAGTGCTGAAATAGTTCCTCGAAGCACTGTACCTGACATTGTTGATTTAATGCCGACATCGCTTAACAAACCGATAGCGGCAACTGTGTCCTCTATTGACCATCCTGCAGTATCAGCATACGGTGCTATGTATTTCAAAGATTCGCCTAATTGAGAAACCGTCGTATTCGATGATGCCGCAGCCTCCGCTAATACATTGACAACTCTGCGGGATTCTTCCGCTCCAAGATGAAATGCACGCAGTGCACTTGCTGTAATATCTGCCGCTTCCGCAAGATCTAACGACCCCGCTGCAGCAAGAGCGAGCGTATCGCCTACAGATGTAATTACCTCATTTACACTGAATCCGGCCCGAGCAAGTAATTCCATTGCCTTGCCGCTCTCGGTGGCGCTGTATGCGGAATCCCTGCCTAATTGTTTCGCCTTCTCGGTGAGTGCCGCCATCTCCCCTGCAGTAGCCCTCGATACCGCCTCGACCGAGCTCATCTGCGACTCGAAATCCATGCCCCACTTCATGGACATAGTCGAAAATGCAATCGCAGCCGCAATGGCAGCCATCTCGGCACGTTTCATCCATACACTGAACCCCTTCGAGAACTTCTGCACCACTCCAGATGCGTTATCACGGGCATTGATATGAACCGCTACTGTATATTCACCAGCCATCTCACCTCTTCATCATTCACCATTCATAATTCATAATTCACAATTCTACCTTTTCCCTTTTGCCTTCTGCCGTTTCTCCGCTTCATCAGCCATAGCCAGCATCTCATTTTTGATAACCGAAAACGCTTCCATCGTTGCATTGTCCTGGTCGTATAGCCCGCCGGAGGAAGGGAGGGGACCCGTGGTGAATGCGAGCCCCCCCAGGGACGGGATGATGGCGGTGCAGTGGTGAAACAGTTCTATCATTGCTCTCGACCAGTCGGTTATATAACCCTCCGGGCATTCCTTCAGGATGTGCTTGCCAAGGATAACAACCGGATTCCCGTTCTCTCCCCTGAACTCTCCTCCGCAGTTCCTCAGTCGTTTCTTCTGCTCGTCGCATTTGCCGCAGTCCCACTGGTTTTTACGGGCGAGCCAGTGGACTGCGACCTGAAGTTTTTTACATCGCCCTCGTTCAGAATCGAGATATCGCTGATTGCAGCATCGATCTCGTCGGCAAGCTCGATATAGTTCGTATCTAAAAGCTCATCGATCGTGGTAACCGGCTTCCCTTCATAGTCGAGATTGCTGATGTTTCGCACATGATTCTGGAGCGTATTCAGTGAGAGCTCTGCCTGGTTGGTTCTGAATCCGCCGCCTTTCGCACGCTTGGCGGTGATCCCGCCGGTGATCCGACGAGCCTCACGGACCGTGAGTGGTTTGATCTCGACCGTGATCCGTTTCTCTTCCGGGCGGTCCCTGTTCCCGTCGTATTCAGGCTCATAAACAGTCCATTCGTCCATGGTTCCCTTCCTTTCAAATTGCGTGATAGGGAAATATTTCCCCATTCCCTTTTACAAAAATGATACTATCAGTTCGTCTTCACCTGATGAACCCAGACATTTCCCGGCAAGGCTGATCGTACATTCTCCGGTGTCCGGAACATCGATATTCGGTATCTCGAATTCAACCTGGCTGGCATCGATCTCTAACTTGTATCCTTCGGTCTCGCCCAAATTGACCTCGATATCCTGTGCGGTGAACCGCTTTGCATCGTTGAGCCATCTGCCTGCATCTTTAGTGAAATAGAGATCTAACGAGCAGGTCACCTCACGGAATTCCGGATGCCTGAAACCGCTCGCCGAAACACTTCCGAATTCATCGTTCCTGAGGGCTATCTTCTGATCCACCGTGAAACTGCAGCCGGTAACCAGGATAGTGCTGCTCCCGAATTTAACATTTCCCACAATCACCGGGATCACATCACCGGTCGTCACCGGCGTAAGAGGCAGTGGTATAACCGCAGCACCTGATGACTGGCTCTCTACCTGGGCATTGAGCGTGAGAACATTGGTTCCGTAATTAATTTCAGTGATCTTGAACCCGGCACCACTGTTATCTTCTGTCCCGATCTTGATCAGCATGTCAATAGCAAACTGACGTGCATCGTTTACTGTTATTGTGGTAGTAGTTGTTGCATCCGCAGCGAGTGTACCGCTCCCGCAGAAATAATGATCTTTAGCAGGCCCGTTGAAACTTACCTTCGGTTCGTCGCCGCCGGTCCAGTTGAGCGTCATGCTCGTTGGCACCGCCCCGCATATCGCTTCCCGGTGAGGTCCTACATCATTGAAAATGCTCAGCGAAATCGAGCCCTCTGCTAGAAGCTTATAATCGACACTGGTGTCCATGTGAACTTCTTCTTGCCCGAAAAGAGCTTCCCAGAGTATGGCATCGTCCGGTTTCGTGCCTTTCGATCCTGATGGCAGTATATATTTCTCCAGTGTAAACTCAGCCGTTTTCCTGCCGGTGAACCTGCTGATCACCGACCTCGATGATCCCTTCTCAAGCCTGTCCTTACGCTCTTGGGCATTTGTCAGCCCGCATGATAACACCTTGATCGCATCCGTTCCTGCAGGATGCACAAGCGTCCCGTAAGCACCGGCGCCCTCCGCTTTGATAAATACATTCTGTTCACGTCCGTATCCGTATTCGTCGCTCATTTCCTCTTACCTCCTCTATCTGAAACAATCGTTTTGTTCGCTCGTTTCTTTCTAATTCCGCTGGTATTTTTATGTGTAACCTTTTTCACTGCTGCCTTCTGCCTTCTGTCTTCTGCAGGGGGAGATTGCACCGCTTCCGGAAAATGTTTCACCATTTTGTTCTTTATTTCCCTGAATTCGCTTCCCCGGCAGAGTGATTTGCCTAATCCGCCTGCAACCACAATGGTTTCGCCGGGGTTTACATATCCGTATCCTTCTATCCTGATCCGCACATTTCCGCTATATTTAATCTGCATCACTCACTCCTCCCGTCGCAGTGGTATCGTATATTCAGCTCTATTTCAAACAGGCATAAATCCCCGAACAGATTCGATGCGTCTAACTGGCTCGTCTTGAATGTCTGGCTCGCATATCCTCCGCGCAATACATCAGCCATTACCGCCACTCCCACATCTTTCATGAACCTGTTGACCGCCGTTCCCACATCATCTTTCGGCCGGTCCATCACTCCCACAATCCCGACCCTGAGATCATGTTTGTCATGGTAGCTAGGCTGGTTCTCGATCGTCTCCGGCTCACCTGTAGCCACTATCAGAAGCCCCGGTTTCTCCTCACCCTCGAATTCCGTCGGTACGAATGGCACACGTCTCACTGTCTTCACTGCCGTCCAGTAGGGATTTTCACCGTTGATTCCCTCTAATGTCGTTTTCAGATTCTGAAGAATCAATTCACGTATCGGTTCTGTTGCCATCTTACCCCTTCACAATTCATCATTCACAATTCACAATTCATCATTCACCATTACCCTATCGCTATCTTGACCTTACGGCCGAATATCAGCTCGATCTGCGGCTTCACATCCCGCAGCGATTTCGAGAGCCACTCACGTTTCGGCATGGTAACCTTCTTCGTTCTGATCCACTTTCCGTCTATTTGAAATACTAAGTACTTCGCCTTCTTCGGCTTGATAATCCCCCCGAATTCGTGGATCGCCGCATAGACCACCGGGCTTCCCACCCTGCCGCTTACTGTCGAACCGCTCCTCGTTACCTTCGTTTTCACCGATTGCTGCAGCCGGTGTGTCCGTGTTTTGAGCGTATGTCCTGCAAGATGGTACGTTTTCGCACGAGTCTCTACTTTCAGGCAGGAATCCCTGATAGCCTCGTAAATTCTGCCGGGCAAAGCTTTTGCCGTCTGCTCCATTCCTCGTTTCAGATCGTCTAACCCGTCGAACCTGATATCCGTATCCATCTTTTCCCTTCACCATTCATAATTCACCATTCATAATTCACTACCGTCTCGCATATCTCCGTTCAAGTTTCTGCATAATCCGCTCCTGATCCTCCGGTCCCCGCTCATAGGTAGCTGTTCCCTCGCCGGTGCTCTCACCGCGTTTCGCTAATGCTTTCCTGCCGTGGCCTGACAGGTAATATTCGAGAGCCGTTAATTGCTTTACCGCCCGAACGAGATCGCCTGGCACCGTGTCGTAGCCGCCGGTATAGGTCACCAGCACACTGCCGGGTCCGCCGTCAAAAGCATATCCCGTTGCCATCCGAATCACACCGCTCTCACCGTCGTAGGTGTAATCGTCCGAGCTCACTTCCGTAGCATCAATTGTTATTTCTGAAATTGCGGTCACCGGGATGTTTTTTAACAAAACAGCACGTTTGCCGCCATCGTGCCGTTCGTCGGTATGTTCAGCAGATTTGATTACCCGCGCGAGACGCTTCTCGATAGTATCCGACCAGTCGTTGATCGCCCGCTGAAGGAAATCATCGTCACCGGTTCCGCTCAGCTTGAGCCAGTCCTTTATCTCAGCAATCGTTATTAATGCGTTTTCTGCAGCAGTAACTGCCATGCCATCCCCTTAGTCAAAATCAAAACCGAGATTCTCATACGATCATCCCCCGGTCATCATTCACAATTCATCATTCACAATTAAATCACCAAAAATGCGTCGACTTTCGTCCCGTCTAGCGCTGAATCGAGATTGATGGTGTTGCTCTCGATGTTGGTGGCATCGACTGCAAGTGTCGGTGCGGTCCCTTCTTTTGCTTTGTCAAGAAATGCATCGATACAGGACATAATACCCCGCTTGTAGGGCAGTCCTAACTTATCGCCCCAGCCGATCGCAGTCGTGGCGCCGGTACCGTCATGCGCCGGGATCGTGGCCTTGGTTACCGTCTTGAATGCCTTCGAGCCTTCGACCGTTCCCGGTGTGTCGACAGTGAATACCGGCAGTGTTTCGCTGATTACTGCATCTAAGAAATTGGTGCCTTCGACAATCACCTGGATAGCCTTGATATCTGTTCCCGTGCCCCCTGCTGTGGCGGTGATATTTCTCGGCACAGCAGGATTCGTGATCTCTGTTGTGATTTCCTGCTGTTCGCCATTATCTGTGACAGCCGCATGCACTCCTGTTGTGCTGGCCGCAACCGCATGTGCTGCCGAAACCTCAAAATGTGCAATAAAACTGCGGTCGAGATCCTCATCGGTCACATCGGATTTCATCTCCTGGCCGGTTGGATCGAAAGGATATGTTAATGACATGATATTTCCCCTTTTTAATTATTTATAAGAGCAGTGCTTACCCTTTATTCTTTCCCGATGCCTCTTCCCCTGTTTCCTCTTCCGGCTGAGCCTTCATCTCACCTGCCGACATATCGATAATCCCGCCCTTTGGTGCTTCAACCCTGAAAGTTGTCTTTGCGGTCTCGATATGTTTTCCGCCGATTTTCTTTATCCGGGAGATCACACTACCATCCTTCACCTCAACACCTGGTCCGCCCACAACAACTTTAACACCGCCCGTGCTGATACTCTGTGGCACACTCTGCCCCTTGTTTTTCGGTGGCTTGATTCGTACATACGTCATGTCTGCTTCTCCTGTTAAATTTTCTTTTTAATTACAATCCGTCCCGATTTCACCCCGTAGGGGCAGGCCGTGCGCCTGCCCATCATCTTAGAAATCCCCTTCTGTCGCTCCCTCATAGCGTATGTTGAGTGCCGTTTCAAATCCGTTATCAGCAGTAGTGGTGAAGAAAATCTGCCCATAATAAGCAGGCGGTACCTCCGGAACTAAACTGTCCGTCCCCGCCCTGAAATTGCTCCATTTCAACACCTGAACGCCCGGTGCGGTAACCCATGCCGAATCGACATCTGCCCAGGTCGTGGTCGAATCAGCATAGTTTCGCGGAAGAACTCTCAAAACAGCCTTCATAAAAACCGAATCGTTAGCCTGCACAGCATGAGCAAAAAACATCATATTTTTCGCAAGCGTAAAAACAGCAGTCGTATCGACCGCAGCGTCTCCATCCAGCGTAAATGTTTTGGTCGTTGTCGAACTCACCTGTGAGAGGTAGTAACTGAGCCGTCTCGCCCAGCCTGATTCCGGCTGCATGACAGCCATAAAACAGAATGCCATTGTCAAAACAATGAGCATAAAAGTAAATGTTCGTTTCATCGTCCTGTCTCCTTATTTCCAGAATGGGCATATTATGAGCCTGCCCATTCGTTAATCGTAAATTCATTCA